TGGCAAGTGTAAATGAGTTGAATTTTAACCAGATTTCAACGGTATTAACGTCAATTGTGGCACAGGCTATAGGTGAAAAGGTTTTGACCCCCACAAATACCGGGGATTTTGTATCGGTAGCTACAACAGCGTTAAAGAATGGAACTGACCCTGTAATGAGTGCTATCACGCAAATGGTTACTCGGACAATTTTTTCGATTAGACCCTATTCTGAAAAGTTCCCGGGACTCAGGGTTGACAATGAACGTTGGGGAAATATTGAAAGAAAGCTGAATATTGCTGATGGTGATTATATAAATGATGTTTCTTTCGCATTGCCTGAAGACGGCCAAAGTGTAGACATGTATAAGCTTAGCCGACCCAATATATTGCAGACAAATTTTTATGGTGCCAATGTGTTTAGTATTGAGCGTTCGTATTTTCGTGAGCAGATAGAATGTGCATTTACGGGCCCTGAAGAGTTGGCAAGTTTTTATTCTATGGTTACCGGAAATATTATGGATATGATAGAAACTGCGCATGAAAATCTTAAACGTGCAACGCTTTCCAATTTAATTGGCGGAATTGTGAAGGGTGGCGGAACAGAACAAGTCGTGCATTTGCTGTCAGAATATAATACAAAAACGGGCGGGTCATATACGGCGGGAACAATACAAGCTCCCGATGTGTATCCTGATTTTGTCAAATTTATGTATTCGGTGATAGCGGCTAAATCTGCATTAATGACTGAAAGATTGCAAATTCATCATATCAATGTAACAGGTAAAGAAATTACTCGTCATACACCTTATGAAAACCAAAGACTTTATATGTACGCTCCTACCATGTATGATAGTACGGCACGAGTAATAGCTGATACATATCATGACACGTTTCTCCGTTATGCTGACCATGAAACGGTTAATTTCTGGCAGGCTGTAGATACTCCAGACACTATTAATGTTACACCGTCATATTTAACAGAATCTGGAGCTATAAATACTCCCGCAAGCGAAATAACAGTTCCCGGAGTATATGCTCTTCTTTGTGATGAGGAAAGCTGCGGAATGACAGTATGCAATGAATGGAGTGCAACAAGTCCGCTTAATATTTCAGGAGGTTATTATAATGTTGCATGGCATTTTACGGATAGATTTTGGAACGACTTTACCGAAAATGCTGTAGTATTTACAATGGATTAATATTATGCAAGTTACGTTATATTCAGGATTTGGAAAGCGGAATAATTCAACCAAAACCCCCACTACAGGGGGCGTTAAATACACCGGAACGCTGAAAGATAATTGTACAATACTAAAACCTATCATTATCTTTCAGGCTGCCGGGGCGGATGCTTATTTCCCTGAAAGCTATAATTACGCTTATATTGATGCTTTTGAGAGATTTTATTTTGTGACGGAATGGGAATGGGCGGAACGGAATTGGATTGCAACACTTGAAGTTGACCCTCTGGCAACATATAAAGGTGATATTGGAACAGGTACACATTATGTAGAGCGTTGCAGTGGTTCATATAATGGACGTATAGTCGATACAGTGTATCCGGTAATGACAGATCCAACAGTGAACATAACTGATATTACATCTCCATGGATTGACGAGTTTTATTATGTTGTAGGAGTTTCCGGGGGTGGTGGAAGTACCGGCATAACTTATTACATTTTTTCATCAGTGCAGTATAAACAGTTTATAGATAGTGTTTATAACTCGTCTGCATGGTGGCAATTATCGGATGTTGATGTTGCATATGACCCGGCGATATTTAATCCGTTAGATTTTATAAAGTCAATTAGATTATATAAAAGCTCTTTTGGTGGAACAAGCACAGAAACTGTTAATATGGGATATTGGAAAGTGCCGGCATTATGCAGAATAATACCTGATAATCAGTCATATTCAAGTGTGCAAAGAACCGTAACTTTACCACAACATCCACAAACTGCGAGTCGTGGAAGTTATGTTAATTCTGATCTGTTTACAAAAAGGGTATTGTCTATTAAACCTTTTGGCAAAATTCCATTAGATTGTAGTCTAATCGCTAATGAAACATCTATAAAAATCTATATAGGCATTGATGCATTTTCCGGTAGAGGGTGGTTGCGTGTTTCCAATGGCAACGACTCGATGATTCTTGCAGAATCTGAGGCGCAAGTTGGAGTTGACGTATTACTAAATGTTCAAGCGGTTTCCGGGTTGTCCCGAGACCTTGCAATTGCAAGTAGTGTCACAAACGTTATAAGCTCTATTATCGGTGGCTCAAATATGACGGTAGAAACAGGATTAAGCACTTGGGCTGCAGTTGCTGGAGTCCCGCTTATTCGTGAGACTGGAACAGGTGGGGATTTAGCAACATTTTCTTTTGCTGAAAGTAATAGATTATGTTCAGCATTTTATTCAATAGCTGACGAATATAATTCAGAGTTTGGCCGTCCATATTGCGCGCCGGCGGTATTAAACACTGTAGGAGGTTTTATTAAGTGTGCTAATGCAGAGGTCGAATTCCCATGTCTCGCACCGGAACGCGCAAAAATTGAAGCGTACTTGAACGGAGGTTTTTTCTATGAATAGTGTGCCGTATTCATACGGTAACATCATGATTGAAACGGCACCTGTTACGCCGTCAACAATACATGTAACGAATACCGCGTTGTCAGCCTTTTTCAGACGTTATTTATTTTCTGATTTATTAAGTGTTTGGGAATGGGAAATCCCGGAGAATTGGGATAGCAATTATTTCAAAGCTGTTCTATTCTCATGGGGATATTTTGCAATTATTGATACTCCGGCATTCGGTATAATTCCACAACAGGCGGGATTAAAAGGATATAATGTACAATATCAACCTACTAATGCTGTAATTTCTAATCCGAGAATAAATCAAATACTTGAACCTGTAATCGGTGAAGAATGTGCGGTAATTAGAATACGTCCCGATTATTGCGGCATGCTTGACCTTGTTAATTATTATGGCGATATGATGGCGTTGACTGCAGAAACATTTGATACTAATATACTGAATTCAAAACTTGCTTATGTCTTCGCTTCTGATAATAAAGCCGGAGCAGAAACATTTAAGAAGTTTGTGGATAAAATTGCCGGTGGTGAACCTGCAGCATTTATAGATAAAAATTTATTTGATGAAGAACACAACCCCCACTGGGTGAAGTTTAATAATGAAATCCGTGATAATTTCATAGCTAATGATTTACACGGGCTTCTTAAAAATCTGTATAATGATTTTCTTAATAGAATTGGAATACCTACAGCCAATACGGATAAAAAAGAGCGTCTTATAACTTCGGAGGTTAATGCTAATACTCAGCAGGCATTTTCCGCAATGGATATGAGTTTAAAGGAAGTTCAGAGAGGAATTAAACAGGCTATAGAGATGTTCCCGGAACTTGAGGGCAATCTTTCGGTTAAATGGAGGGTGGAACTTAATGGACGCATGTCTTTCAATAATGGGGATAGTCAATTCAACACTACCGGCAACAGCGGTTTTTGAGGATTTAGCTTCAAAATTTAAAAGCTGGTTTAATGTTTCAAGCAGTTGGATATCAACACAGCTGGCAGGTTATATTCTTATGAATACTGCGGAGCTTGAATTTATGTACCCTAATCCTAATTTTGCAGAAATTGCTATTAGCGCATGGGCGCAGGTAAATGATGTGAGATTTACGGAATTATATAATACCACTACTACGGGATTCTATAAATCGTTTGAACCTCTTGAAAATTACAATATGGAAGAGACAACTACGCAAGAAGATACTAATACCGGAACTGATACGCATACACACAGTGGAGGGACAACCAATGAAGATAGTATTACGACTAATGATACCGGAACAGTATCCGACAGCGGAAATGCCAGTCGTGACGGAACTACTACGCATAAAGTGTCGGCGTTTAATTCATCAACATTAGCGGATTCCCATAGTGACATTGATAATTTTAGTACTACTTCTACTAATACCAGAACTGACAATTTATCACATACAACCACAGAGGAACACACATTTAAGGATACCCAAAAGCTTGATATTAGCAGAAATGCTGTGTTAAATCGCACAGTAACGCTAAGTCGTCACGGAAACATCGGAGTAACTACAAGTCAGCAGATGGCGCAAAGTCAAAGAGACTTAGTTATGTTTGATTTTAATAAATACATATGTGACGAATTTAAAAATGAGTTCTGTATTTTGTTATATTAAGAGGTGACGGAATGTATTACTTCCCTTATACAAATTTTCACGACATAAACCTTGACTGGATAATTGAATATATAAAATCCGCTAAAAGTGAAGTTGAAGATTTAATAAATCAATTTGAGAACTTAATAGTTCAAACGACCGGCGAGTCAACAAATAAGGTAATGAGCCAAAACGCTGTAACGGTACAATTGAATTTTTTAAGCTCCAGAATTAACAGTATTAATACTACAGTCGAGGAATTATCCAATAAAGTCAATCAGGATATAGCTAATCTTGAATCTTTTAAAGGTGAGACGAACTCTAATTTTAATTCTGACAGGTTGAGATTATCAACTATTGAGAACGCTCTTACACGTTTTTATGTTTTTGTTAGACATACTGAAACGGAGAACACTATAAATGTATCAATGTCAGAGTTACTAAATTACCGTGCCAGAGCTAACGTTCGATATTATATTGCGGATTCTGTCAATAATTTCGTCAGATATGCATATGAATCATATTCGCCACAATCATCGACAATGATGATTCAGACTTTACCCTTTACTAATGAAAATACCGTCTATCGTGCAACGATTAACGTTACATCTGGAGGCATAACATATGCCGGAATAGGGCTTATAGAGGTATCTCAATCATCCGGTACAAGTCAAACATCGGTAATGTCGCAGCGAGCTGTGACGGAGTTTGTCAACACTTCCAATTTGCCGAGGTATCCTCGATTTAAAATACAGTCTGACGGAGAGACAATACCGTCAGGACAGCTTACTATATTACAAAATATTCTTAACGCAATAGTAGTTAATAATTATTCTCCTCAAATTTATTTGAACATTACAACGGATGATGTGACTGAGCAATTATATGTTGACAGTGCAAATAGCACCGGGTATGTCCTCCGAAATAATAACTATATTATAACATATACTACCACTCCGTCCGTAACTATAGAACCCGTTGAAAAAGTGTTTACTTCTTCAGTTACAGCAATCAAACGAATAGCTGCGGGGGCTGAATCAGGATATAACATACTACAAATAATCGGAACGGATGTTGATTTAACAAATTATTATATTGTTGACGCTGATATTACAAATTTAATAGGTGGAGTTTTAACATTAATTTCCGTGTCTCTAGTATCCGGAGCACCTGTAATATTAATATATTCAAATGGCGTAGCGTTCTCCGGAAGTTGGACTGTAACGTGTAGACATAAATAAGAGAGCTGAATCAGCTCTCTTTTTATTAGAACACTCAATAATCATAGTCATCGCGATCGTCAATGTCAACATATCCGTTTTGCTCATTATCAGTGTCTTTTGATTTAGTAGATCCTCCGCGCACAATATCGATACGGTCAACATATATTCGCATATTATAATCAAGCGATTTTTTAGGTTTATCAACTACTCCCTCAATTATAATCTCCGAGCCTTTAGGAATGAATTTCAAAAGGTTTTCTACACGTTTTTCAGCTATAAAAATGTCATAAAATATAGTATCATCAAACCTTTTATTAGCCAACGTATTTGCAACAAAAACATTGTTTTTAGAATTCGTTAGCTTTGCCCAATCTTTGCATAATCTCCCGTGAATAATTGTTTTGTTGTACATTTTCTTTCTCCTTAATAATTAATATTTATCTATATTTAAAATATAAGATACAAATTAAAATTACCGCTATAATGGTAGCTATAAGTAATCGAGCAGCCCAGAATTTCAACAACTCAATCCATGTAAAATTATTTTTCATTTATACACCTCAATACATTTTTATATATTTTAATAGCAATTTTAATAGATAGCCCTTTTCCGCTTCGGCTTCGCCGAAATATACAGCACTTACAACACTTCGGTATTTATTGCGGAACACCAATATGTCATATTCATTAAGCTTAAATTCTTTAGGTGCTCCGCTTTTATGTGTTGTTAAATAATACGGCCGCTGTCTAGATTTATGCCTGTATACTGTAATTTCACCTATTGTTACGACTGGGATATACTCTGCAAGCGGACGTGACACGTCTAAGAAGCTGTCAATATCCTCGAACAGGTTATCAATAGCTTGATTTGCAAAAGTGGTATCTTTAGTATACTTGTATAATACAGTTTTCTTTTTGCGCTCGCTTATTGGCGAATTTAGATATAAAGCTATTAAACGTTCATGTTCTCTGTCTATTTTCAATTCTTTCTTATTACGGTACATTTCCATAATTGGACTTATCATATTAAGTGTTAAAAAGTAGTCATTGTTTAAAATTGTAGAATTACATATGCTAATAACGCGGAGTGCCGGACGACCTTCTAACTCTCTATTACGATTGATCGTCTCATAAGCATTGAAGAACGTGAAAGCCTCGCCATTCATGCTTTGACCCTTTAATGTTTGAGGTATCGCCTCGTCCTGTATTATAAAATCAATATCCGTCATATCTCCGCCGCGGAAATTCGCAAAGGTTGATAAGCTCATCATATATCCAAGACATTCGCCCCATGCTTTGCCATCCTCATCAGCATAATAAAAGCTATAACAATCATCGCCGTTCGGATAAGGTCTAATGTCTATTCCTTTGTCAGAGTTTAGCTTTTTAAATACATTGAATGCTTCGGTTGACAGCTTTTTAACTTCCGAAGCTTTACGCCTTAGCAGTATAAATTTAGTATGATGATTTAATACTATTGTTTCAAGTATAGTATAAGTCTTTCCGATTCCTCGACCGCCAATTAGCCACATAAACGGCAATCCCTTACTTAACAGATATTCAATATCCGGATATCCTGACGGTTGATATAATTTGCTTTTCTTTACTCTATCCATCGTATCTTTTCCATATCAAAATAATTTTTTCGTAACCATTCAAGGGATGAATTACTGATACGTTTCAAAATATCTTCTATATCTATACTTGTACTAAGCTTATACGTTGTTGGAACAATTGCAACATTAGACGATATGTGAAGATTATGCCCGTCAATTTGTAGATCTATGTCCGTATCATTATCATTGTATATCGCTCTAGTTCCTCCGGCTTTACTCCAAATAAAACCTTCCTTGAATTTCTCAATATCGCCGAGTTCTTCCGCGCCGGACGGAGTAGACCCTTTTCTATTCTTATTGACACCTGCCACAGTCACTTTTAATTCTCCGTCCTTAACCTGTGCGTATTTCTTCGCTCCCAGAGTGACGAATTTTTCGCTTATTCCCTCGTTTTCATATACACCCATATAATGATTAACCCCCTTTCTATCGACCGCCTTATAGCCCAATTTTTGAGCCTCTGCGACCATGCGGTTATTATAATCGGTAGGAGTATAATTTCCGATATATTTTACACTGTCTGTATCCGCATATACAAAATCTCTTCTGACTATCCACATAAACTCTTTTAAGTCCTGCCGGGCATAAGCTGTAACCCACACCCCAACAGCATACGGGAGAAACGGCGTGCGCTTCATTTTAGCAAGCTTCTCCTCTTTTGTGTCTATAAGATAGTATTCGTCAGTTGAAGAAAGATACGCTATATCATCTTTCATAGTGTTTTGTACGGTCATACCATACAAAGCATTGATCTTCTTCTTGTATTCTGCGTATGCAATTTTGTCCTGTCCACCTTTTAACTCAGTCTTTTTTATAAACAAATCAATCACCAACTTTCTAAATTCGTAGGGTAAATATCGTTTGAGAGACTTATAACATTCTATTATTGTTATATCCTGCAAAGAAATGTTATAATCCTCTAATAATATCATTAGGTCAATTTCTGTTATTGTTGTCTCCAAACTTTCTGCGTATAATATTCGCCCATTATCGAGCAAATAGTTTTTTATGTTCCTACACTTACTGAAAGATATATACGGTTGATGCCATTTCTTAAGTTCTACATGTTCTAATCGTACACGGAATACGTATCCGAATTTTTCCGAATTTGATAGTATGGTTTTAATATCATCTGTCGTTTCTCTAAACTCGGTCAGCGGAAATTTTTTATTAACCAGTTCGTAAGGATACGAGCTTTCACGGTCATAGCTTCCAACATTATATAATATCTTTCCAACAAAGAAACGGTTAGCGTGAGTGTCTCCACCTCGAAAAGCTTCACGTAACAATTCAAACACATGTAATGTGGGCACTAACCCTCGTAATATTCCGTTATATGGGAATAACACCTTTTTCGCCATTCGCCGAACATATCCTGTTGAAGTATATGGAATTGTGTTTAGTGTGTCTCCATTAGCTTTTAACAAAGCTTTAATCGCGCATGATAGTCCTACAACATCATTACGCATATAAATTAAATCGCCGGTCGCTATTTCCGTCCATGGATACCTCACTACATCATAGTCCATATCCGTTTTTTGTAACGCTTTAGGAACATCCATATCTTTCATGAAACGTTCAAGACCTACCCCCGCAAGCTTGTAACTACAACGAAATTCCACTTTACCCCACACACAGTACAAAGGTTCTCTAACGTCAACTAAAAACACTTCTTTTCGGTCAAACTCATGAATACCCTTTAAAAATTGGAATTCGTGAGCTAAATTATGTACATATATAATCAACCGTTTTTTGTCGGGAATTATTGCATTTAAGTCATTAATTACATTTATAAAATCTTCCCAAGTTCGGCCATATATTACAGGCATTCCCCATATATGCAGCTGCCATATATACATAAACGCGTGAGTTCCCTCTTTGTATTCAATTTTACTCGTTTCTATATCACATGTTGCTATTACTTCGAGATATTTATTAACTGATTTCGTCGATAATATCTTGGACAGTCTTGTGTTTTGCGTCTCCTTGAATAAAAGCATGTACAAGCTCCTCTGACGAATATATATCTATTAGTTTAGTGTTCTTCGCCGCGGCCATAAAATCGGCAAATTTATTATATTTAGAAACTGAAATATTATATCCATGTTTTTTTAATGTTGCAACACTTTTTTGGCGTACTTTTCTTAGCCCAGCAATGCTTGCATACTTATTTTCATATAACTTCTCCGCAATTTCACGATAAAAGGGTAAATCCTCTTCCGATACATCCTTAGGAGATTCTAAATCAAATAATCCACTTTTAAGCACTTTATCATAATTTGACCATTCCTTTGAAGCCGAAAACCTTTGTTCGCGTTTCTTAAGAATATAATATAAACGTCTGTATTCTTCTTTATCTGTCATTTGCGACCCCCTCGGTCATAATATCTAAACATTCTTTGACTGCCGACAGCTTCGCTTGATAGATTTCAGTTTCCAAACTATTCTTGCAGACACTATAGTGTCGACGGAACATTATTTCATAATAATTATATAATTTGATCATTTTATCTGTTTTTGTCATTGTCTAAAACTCTCCATACTAAAACATTGTAGTATTCGTCAACTCTACATTTTGCCAGCCCTGACTTACTATTAACACATTCATATATTGAATTTAAGTCCTCTTGATGAATTCCGCCTTTTAAAAAATGAGAGTATATAGCGCCGTCTGACGCGCGAAAATATATGACATCATCACCGTTCATAAACTCAATTCTTTGAGGTGCTAATAATACAGTTTTACTTCCTATGTGATAATCTAATACACAGTAACCGATTGAATCGTATAACAATACTGTGTAATACCCTGTACTTTCATCATCCACTGCATAACCCCGATATATAAAATAATCTTCACATACTTTATTTAATCGGTCGATTTCATCCCACGTATGAAGCTCAAAGGCATCATCCATACCTAAAGCGTCTTTAAAGTGTTTGTATTCGCTCATATCTGCATCCCCCTTTCGTTGATGAGTATAGTATAACAAAAAAATATTTCAACGTAAGATATAAATTGTAAATGATTGATACTAAATATTTTGAATTTATATTAATAGTATTTAGCATATGCTAACTATAGTAATTATGAATTTCGTTAAAAATTTAACAAAGTGTAATATAGTAATTATGAATAGATATTAGGTGTGTTGTAAAGATTGTGTGAAACTTTGTATTATTAACAAATTGTTCATGAAGTTCATGGGAAATTCATTTTGTTCACAATTTGTTAATAATCGACCAAAATGAATTTCCCATGAACTTCATGAACAATTTGTTAATGAAGTTCA